TTCCATAAAAAACATTTTAGATGATGTAGAGTGTGGATTTAGTAATAGTTTTATATATTATTCTACGAAGAATTTTTTTGAAGAATTAAATATTGATTTTGAAAAATTATTACAAGATAAGATTTTTGATGTTCCTATTGCTCATTTAACCAGCACAAAAGCTAGTATTTCTAATTCAAATCGAGAAGAAAAAAATAATAAAAGACATAAAGTCCATGATGCATTAATTTTAAGAGAAGATGTGAGAGAATTAAATTTAATAGAACATGCAAAAGATTTTTTTAATAGATATAAATTAGAAAAAATTTCATTAGCTGACATTTGTATTAAAGAACAATTTGGAGCAAAGAGAGAATTTTATGTATTAGATTTAAACAGTAAATTTTTGGTAAAATTTATTGAAGAATTCTTTAAAAAGTTGTGCAAGATTATACCTAGTGAGTGTATATCTGTCCCAGGAGACTTAAAGATGCTGAAAATTCAAAAGTTAGTAAATAATATAACAAAACACTCAAAATTTACCCCAGGAAATAAGTTTTATTTTATAAACGGTGATTGCACAAAGTGGTCTGCTTCTGAAAGCTTGGAAAGCTTTGAAACATTGTTATATGGAATGAAGAAATATTTACCAGAAGGATTATATAATTTATTCTTTTCAATAATATTTCAGTGGAAGCATAATAAATATATTCAAATACCTGAATCCATAGTTAAAAAATGTTCTTTACAAACACTAAATTCAGAGTATTTATTTAATGAAGATAATCAAAAAATATATAGAGTCAAACTGGATCAAAACTTTTTAATGGGATTGTTTAATTACTTATCCAGTTTTAAAGGGACAATAGTTTACGAATCTTTTAAAAAGCATGTAGAAATTAGATATGGAAATATATTAGTGGAACATTTAGAACATTCAGATGATTATTTAATAGGTATATCTTGTAGACCTGAAATGATAAAAGATCTAAAGATTTTATTAATGAAATTTATGAGGTTAGGAGGAATAACTGATTCTATTAAGAAGACCACTATTAGTGACTGGTATGCCGAATTTGTTTCTCTTTATAGTTTTAATGGACATATGACTTATCCATCTATAAAAAAGACTAAAGAAGTTTCTACTACTTTAACGGGAGATGGATATTTTAATGATTCTGCTGCAGTCTGTAGTAGAACCAGTGAAGTAATTAGAACAGGATGTACCTTTTCATCATCATTGATATTCCACAAAATTCATAATTGGTTGTTAGCTGATTTATATGGATTGTTAGAGGGGCAAAGAAATCATTTTAATATACCAATATTTGATAGGCCTATAGAAATGTTTGGGTTATCAGAATGTCATCCTCTTACTTATTTTATTAATTCAGGAGATTTAAATAATTTACGGTTATTTAAATATGTGCCTAATGCTAATAAATTTTTAAGGACATTATCTCTGAATAATTTTGAAGAATTCAACATCAATGAATACTATGAAGGAGTTATTGGTTTAAAGAAAGCATTATTTAGTTTTAAATTTCAAGGTAGAAGGTTAGCAAATTTATTACAGGAATTAAACATTTATAGACAAGAAGGAACTGAATTTTGGGAAAAACATCCTGCATTAAAATTTTATAAACCCTTTAATAAAAACTTATTATTACCATATTTAAAATCTTTTTATAGTATTAAACAATTTCAGCGAGCTTATGAACAACAAAATCGATTATCTACATTATTAAGAATTTCCCGTTATAAATCCAAACATTGTATTTATGCACCTTTCTTTGGAGAGCAATTATTTTCTATAAGAACATATTTTGAAAGAGTAGTAGACTTAGTTTGTACTACAAATAAATTAGATGAAATGAGAGATGAATTCTTAACAAATGGAGATTCTGCAGGAGTGTTGTTTTATAAATTGCTAGAATCATCTGAATACAGTTTTTCAGAGAGAGG